GTGCCCAGCTTGGGCAGGCCCGGAATCCAGCCGGTGACCTTCTTCCAGATGCCGACGATGCCCTTGTTCCACACCGTGCCGATCACGAAGTTGATCGGCTTCTTCGTCAGATCCTTGATCTTGTCCCAGGCCTTGCCGATACCGGTCTTCATGATGTCGAACGCCGTCACCACCCGGCTGCGCAACGTTCCCGCCCAGCCCGGGATCGTCTGGGTGAAGAAGTCCCTGATCGGGTAGATGACGTGGCTCTTGATCCAGTTCCAGATGTTCGACAGGCCAGTGCGTTCCCGGTCCCATGCGGCGACCACGAGGTTCTTCAGCGTGTTCGCCCAGCCGGGGATCGTCTTCGTGAAGAAGTCGCGGATCGGGTAGAGGATGTTCGACTTGATCCAGTTCCAGATGTTGGACAGCCCGGTCTTCTCGCGGTCCCAGGCGGCGACCACCAGGTTCTTCAAGGTGCCCGCCCAGCCCGGGATGGTCTTGGTGAAGAAGTCCCGGATCGGGAACAGGACGTTGGTCTTGATCCAGCCCCAGGCGGCGGAGATGCCCGCCTTGATGCCGTCCCAGTGCTTGACGATGGCGACCACGGCCAGCCCGATCGGCCCGGTCAGGGCGCCCAGGATCCACGGCCAGTGCAGCTTCACCCAGTTCAGCACCGTGTTGAAGACGTTCGGGATCGTCTGGGTGAAGAAGCCGGCGAACGGGCCCTTGAACCAGTCGACCACCGCGCCGGCCGCCGTCTTGATCGCACCCCAGACGGCCTGCACCGCAGCCCGGAACCAGTCGCACTTCTTGTACAGAAGGACCACGGCCAGGACCACGGCGCCGATCGCCAGCGCGATCCAGCCCCACGGACCTGCCTTGCTGATCACGTTGAACGCGGTCATCGCGATGTTCGCGGCGCGCTGCGCGATCGCCCAGCCGGCCACGGCCAGCTTCCACACGTTCATCGCCAGGACCGCACCGTAGATGCCCTGCACCAGCCACGGCATGTTCGTCGCCACCCAGCCGACGCCCTGCGCGAGTCCACCGATGAACTGCAGCACCGGACCAGAGATCGGGCTGAGCGCGGTTCCGACGTTGATCAGGGCGCCCGCGATCTGCGCGATCGTGTTGCCGACCAGCGGCGCCTTCTGCGCGGCGAAGTCGAGGAACCGCTCGAACTCCGGGGAGCCCTTCAAGCCGGACGCCCAGTCGGCGAACTTGCCGCTGATGCGCTGCATCGTCTCCGAGATGCGGTCCATCTTCGGCAGGAACGCGTCGATGACCAGGACGATGCCCTTGAAGACGCGGCCGAACGACACCCCGAACCCGGTGATTGCCGGGCCGATGCTGGTCTGCAAGTCCTTCCTGAACGTCTGCCACCACGGCGACTTGAAGCCGCGCGACGCCCTGTCCTGCAGGTCCCCGATCGCCTTCGCCGCGGCCAGCACGAACGGCGTCAGCCCAGGCAGGGCGTTCTTCATCCCGTTCAGCGCCCGGGTGAAGATCGGCATCACGGCGGGCTGCAGGCTACGGGACCAGGCAGAGAACGCGGTCTTCAGACCGGTGAAGGCGTTCATCGTCGCCCGGGCCGCCGGCGTCAGCTTCGCCAGCTCCTGCTGGTACTTCGCCTGCGCGATGGCAGCCTGATCGACGCCCCCGGCCGCCGACAGCGACGCGGAGGCGATCTGCCGCTGGGCACTCGCGATCGAGTCCGCGGCCGACTGCTGAGCCTGAACCACCCTCTCCTGAGCGCGCGCGACCGCCTCGGCGCCCTGCTGCTGCGTCAGCGCGACGTTCTTCTGGGCCTCGGCGACCTTCTGCTGAGCGTCTGCGATCGCCCGCGTGTTCTGGACCTGGACCTTGGCGGCGTTCGCCTGCGCGTCCTTCAGTGCCTGCGTCCGGTCGACGACGTCCTGCTGCGCCTGCGCGAGACGCTCCTGCGCGGTCTTGACCGTGTCCGAGCCCTCGACGCCGGCCTTGTTCGCGGCCGCGGTCTCCGCCTTCAGCCGCTGCGTCTCGGTGGTCTGCTCCTTGAGCCGCTGCACCGCCTGGTCATAGGCCAGCAGGGCCTTCTGCTTGTCCAGCTCAGTCGAGTTGGCGTTCTTCAGGACCGCGTCGCGCTGCCGGGTCGCCTCGATCAGCGCGATCTCGGCGTCCCGCTGCGACAGCTGTGAGTCGACCAGCCGGTTGTTCAAGTCCTCCAGCTGCTGCGCGGCGTCCTTGCGTGCCTGCGTCAGATCCGCCTGGGCCTGCCTGGCAGCCTTCTGCGCTGCGGTCAGGTCCCGCTCCGCGGAGGCGACCTGCCGGGTCGCCTGCTCCATTCGGTCCGCGGCCTGCTGATAGGCGTCCGCCAGCGACTGCCGGGCCTGCTTCACCTGCTGGGCAGCCTGAGCGTTCGCTTGCGCAGCCTGCCGCTCCGCGTCCGCCACACCGCGCTCGGCGTCGGCGATCTGCCGGGCCGCGTTCCGCTGGGCCGTGGCCAGCGCCTGCTGCGCCGACGCCTGCTGGAGCGCGCGCTGAGCCGCCTGCGAGGCGGCCTGGCCGCCCCGGATGCTGGAGGTGGTAGCCGCATCCTGGGCAGCCTTCTGCGCCTGCAGGACGCCCGCGATCTCCTTGAACGCAGGCACCGCCACCAGGGCGATACCGCCGATCCCGGCCCCGGCCGCAACGGCGGCAGCAGCGACCGCTCCCAGGCCCGCAGTCACCACAGCCAGAGCCGGAATGATCGCCGGGCCGAAAGCGATCGCCGCGGTCGTGAGAGCGGAGAACGCTGCCACGGACGGCGATGTGTCGACGTCGACGTCCTTGCCGTCCACCGCGTCGATCTCCGCGCGGACCGCGGCCAGCTGAGCCAGGGCCGCCGCCGTGTCAGCGCGCACCTGGACGTTCGGGTGCTCGGCCCCCAGACGCCGCAGCCGCTGCTCAATGTCCGTGATCTCGGTGAGAGCTGCCGCCACATCGACGTCGATGCCGATCCGCTTGTTCGACAGCGTCTCCATGCGGGCCCGCAGCCGCGCCAGATCAGCGTCGAAGCCGGTGTCCGACAGCCGGACATCGGCGCGCGGCAGAGACCGGAACGCGGCCTCCAGCCGGGACTTCAGCGCGCGGGAGAACGCGCCGCCCGTCTCATCGCCCTGCCGGGTCGCCGCCGGCCGCGCGGTGCGGCCTCCCTGCGTGACGCCATCACGCAGGCCGTCGCGCACCGACGCGGTGATGCGGGCGGCGATCTGCTCCCCGATCTGCTGGCCGATCCGTGCGCCGATCGCGTCACCGACGGAGCCCTGCATTGCGGGGCCGAACGCCCTGCCGGCCGCGTCGCCGGCGTCCTGGCCCGCCCGGGTCGCGGCCGGGACCAGGCCCTCCTTCAGCCGTGTGTAGATCCCCTGTGTGTTGGGGACGACATCGACCTCGACGGACCCGACGCTGATCGCCATGGAAGGGCACCCCCTTCCACGGGTCAGCGCGTCAAGCCGCGCCGTTGATCAGCTGGTACAGGAACTCGGCGGACGACTCGGTCATCTGCGCCTTCGGCCGCGGAGCCCTCGCCCCGGGCCGGCGGACCGGCTCCGGGCGCGGCGGCAACTTCGCCTTGCTCTCGATGTGCGCCGACACGTAGGTGTGCTGCAGCAGGGCGATACGGTCAGCGATGGTCGCCAGCAGCTGCTCTGTCTGCGACCATCGGCCCTTCTCGGGCTCCGCCTTCTCCGCCTGCTCGGCGAGTGCCTCGTCGGACAGTGCGTTTCGGAGCGCGGTCCAGGTCGCCGACTCGGGCGGCAGATGCTGGATGAGCACCCGCAGCCGCCGCCACGACATCCGGCCCCGGTGGACGTCGAGCAGGTCGACGCCCTGGTAGTAGCGGAGCAGGTCAGCTTCTACCGCCTCCGCGTGCGCCTCGACGACGGCGCGGGTCCACGCGATTTCCCCAGGCTCTCACCGGCCCGCTCCGCGGCGTCGGAGACGAACTGCTCGAACTCGTCGTTCGTCGGGTCGATCTCGAAGTAGGTGTCGAGGTCGTCCGGGTGGACGACCTTCTCCGCGAACGCGTCGAACAGGCCGCGGGCCAGCTGCCGCTGCCACGACTGCCGCCAGGCCCCGGGAGGGATCACCCGGATCGGCTCGCCGGCGAGTGCGGCGGTCACGTAGTGGCCGGTGGCCTCGACCTCCTGCGCGACCGCGGGGGTCGCCGACTCCTCGTCGTCGTAGAAGTCGTCCTGAGGCTCCTCGCGGCGCGGCGCGGGCGCCAGGTCGCGCGGTGTGGGCTGCGGCCGGCGGGGACGGTTCTGTGTGCTCATGGGCGCGGGCCTCTCTCATCTGGCGCGGGCAAGGAACAGGGGGTGAGGTGGACGGGCCGGGCCCGCGCCGACAGGTTGGCGGCCCGTCCACCAGCTCAGGAGCCCGTGTAGACGGGCGTCGCCGGCAGCTTGTCCGTGTGGTAGACGGTGTTGCCGGCCTCGTCCGGGTAGGCGGTGATCGTGATCTCGTAGCCGCTCATCTCGTCCTGCTTGAACGTGACGTCGCTGCGGTCGGAGATCTCCCCGGTGGGCACGTAGAAGCCGCGCGCGGTGTCGCCGTCGATAACGACGAACCACCAGGCCCGGCGGTCCGGCGCCGGGCTCGCGGTCTCCGCGAAGCTGGTCAGGCCGGTGGTGGAGTCCGGGGCGAGGTCGCTCTCCGGGATCCGGTACATGATCGACTGCACCGTGGTCCGAGCCGTCTCCCACAGCGTGATCTTGAAGGTGCGCACCGACTTGGTGACGACGGTCCGAAACGGGCTGGTGAGGCCCCAGGGCGTGAACTCCTGGTTGTCCTCGTCGAACCCGTAGACCAGGCCGTCGTCCGAGATGGCGCCGAGCGGCCGCCACGGGGCCACCGGCTGCTCCAGCGGAGACGCCGGGGAGGTCGTGCCGGTGTCCGACACCCACCCGCCGCCGTTCGCGCCGATGACGGTCAGGTCCGCCGCGCGAGTGATGTTGACCATGAAGGGTCTCCCAACATGCGAAAACCCCGCACGGGCGGGGTCAAGGACAGGGTCCGGCGCGGGCCCAACCGGTCAGGAGACCGGATGACAGTAGATCTCGTAGGTCGCCCCGACACGACGCAGGGCGGTGTTCTCGTAGGGGCGCACGGCCGGCCGGGAGACGGTGGCTACCCGGCCGAACACGGCGCTCGCAGTCTGAGAGCCACGCAGCTCGCCCAGCAGCAGCCCCTGCACCGACGCGGACAGAGCGATCGCCTGCCCGCGCGTGGAGTGGTACACGTCGACGTCGACCAGCGGCCGATCGAGCCGGAAGCCGTCGTCATCTCCGCCCACGACCTGCACCTGCACCGTGGGCAACTCCTCAAGGAGGGCATTGTCCAGCTCGTCGCGCACCACCACGCCGTCGCCGAGCCGGGCCTGCAGCCAGCCGATCAGCTCCAGCTCGACATCGACCGAACCGACCGCGGCCATCAGCGGCCGCCCGTCTGCGCCGCGCGCAGCAGCACATGGTGCGCGGGCACCCGCTCCGTGCCGTACTCCACCCAGCGGGCGTAGTAGGCCGTGTTCCGCACGGTCGCAGTCGCGCGGTTCCGCCGCTCGCCGCCCCGCCTCCTGCTGGTCACCGTCCAGCTCTCCCGGTACTGGCCCGGATGCGGATCCCCGGCGCCGCCCACTGGCGACAGCGACACGGCCACCGACTTGATCACCTCGGCGCGGCGCACCATCTCCGCCTGCACCATGTCCGACCGCAGCAACTGCCCAACGCCTTTGCGGCTCATCTTGAACTTCGCGGCCACGACACCTCCTCAGCCCGTCACCCGGTCCGCCGCGAACTGCACCGGCCCACGGGACCCGGTGAACGGGGAGCGCCCCCAGTCGCCGGGCTCGCCCGTGATCTCGCACGTGACGCCGCGGATGACCGCCTTGTCCGTGGTCCGCAGCACGGTCCCGGGCGGGGCATACACCGTCCAGCCGACGATCACCGTGTCCCGGCCCTGCTGCTCCGCGCCGCCGACCTGCGGCGTCTCCTGGCGGGGCGTCACCACACAGCCCGGCACATCGAACGACTCGTCCGGGCCGGGCAGCGGCTGGCCACGCGGGTCACGGCCGGGAGACGGACCGAACCGGATGATCCGCACCGTCTCCCCGAACGGATACGGGGCCGGCATCTACACCCACCCCCAGCCCGGCTCCCAGTCCAGGCCCGGGCCGTA